GGGAGCCAGGCGGAAGTTCAGCACCATCGCCAGGAAAACCATACTTGCTTTGAAGTTCGTTCATAGCATTGGTGTCATCTTTGGGGTCAAAATGTACAGATTCTTCAACGCCTTCTGGCACCAGTGTAGATTCAACCCCTAGAGGGAACCGCTGACCAGCAAACAGCACATCAATAATTTGACCATACGCCGCTAAAACTTTAGTTTTTGTAATTTTAATGAACACTTTGGATTTTTCAGTGGACGTAAACTGTGTTTCTGTGCCGTATAATCCACGATATTGGCGATAGGCATTTAACCAGCGCTCTTCTTCTTCTAGCCGGCTAGATTCAACACTTTCAAATTTACCTGAAATATAGCCTGCAAGTGCTTCAGAACCAGAAACTGGTTCAAATACTAGTGCTTCAATATGTTCTTCATCAGCCATAATTAATATCCAAAGGTTGCATCAGCGGGTTGCCATCTTTGATTTGGTGGTCCACCAGAAAAATCAAAAACGGAACGTGATTTTGGACGCGTCATAATACCATATCGTAACGCATCATATAAGTGGTCTTCTACTTTAGTGTTGACATCCTCTGGATTAGTCTTATCCATTGGAAGGGTAGGAAGCTGTGCAATTAGGTTAGTGCAATTGCTCATTATTTCAATACCAGCTCTGCCACTTTCCTCATCAACCTGAAGGCGCCGGTGTAGTTCGTTCTTACCTGCTACACGGCTACCCCTGCTTCTGTCAGATGGGCGCCACCTACACCCTTCAACAATCATTTGTTCTGCAAGGGACGGTCCTGTATCTCCACGCTTATGCCAAAGTGATGAATCAAGTACGCCATAATGTATTGATTCCCCGTCCTCAGCCTCTAAAACCATATGTGCTAGTTCTTTAGCTGGTACCTTGCTTACATATAGTTCCCTATAAACAATAAGTGTTTCATTGGTTGGGTCTACAGTAAACCAAAGAACGCCAGAAGCAGAAGCGTAACCATAATCGCAAGCCCTAAACTTTCGCCATGAGTTCGGTATTTCAAATGGGTCAATAACGTGTACCCGTCTATCAAATTCCGAAAACGCCGCGCCTTCAGCAATGTCCCAAGACCCTTCTAATAATTGTTTACGCTGTACTTCTGGCAGTGAGAGCAGCATGGCTTCATAATCGCCTGCTTCGTACAGATATGGGTTATCCAACAATTTAGCTGGCACAAAACGCCTGCTGAAAAGAGGCTGGCCCGCTTTAGAATGCCTGCTTGGGTAGGTGAGGGTTTCACCGGTGGTGATATCCGTCGCCCAAAAGGGTCTTCCAGGGGTGGACGGGTCGATGAACATTTTCTTAACCCAAACATGTCCAGGTCCGCCAGGGTTTGTTGTCGCTCGCATGAAGACTGGGAGCGAAGGGTCTGCTGTTCTAAGACGCGAGCGTAAATAATCCCAAGCATAAGGTGTAGCATACTGTGTTAATTCATCTATACCAATATATGTAAACGCCTGACCTTGATAACGTAGAACATCTTTATCTTGTTCTAGATAGGTCATCCATATTCTGGCACCGGATGGAAAAACCCACTGGCTTTTCTTTTCCATCCATTTTGCACCCGGATAAGCATTTGGGTACATCTCTTGACTTTTATGTATCAATTCACGCAATTCGTCATTTGTTCTACGTAGAATCAGCGCATTAAAGTTTTTGTTGTTGCAGTAACGCAACGGGTCTATAATCAAAGCGTAAGACTTGCCGCCTCCGGCTGCGCCGCCATATAAGACTTCGCGCTCAGGTGCCGCAAGAAAATCCGTTTGAGGACCGGGATTTGGTTCAAACAGGATTTTATCTTCGGGTTCTTCGTTAGACTGCTCAAACCCAGAAGTACCCATAACTTGCATTTCGGGTTCTGGATTCTCAAGGCGCTCAAGCTTCTGTATCTTCTTCTGCGCCATATTCAATTGCATACGTGCAGAACGTTTTTGTTTAGCTAGGCGAGCCTGTTCTTTTTCCTCTTTAGTTTGAGGTGTTGATGTTGCCTTCGCTTTGGGCCTTGGCGGCACGGCGTTTTTGTTCAGCATACTTCCGTCTGTCTGATTTATCTGTTTTTACACGTTTCCACAGACCCATAGGGGTTATAGAGCGCCCTGTGTACTCTGTAAGCCATCTTGCTACTTCTGGGTAGGATGATGCCTTTAAGTAGTCCAAACCCTGCTCCAGCGCCTCCAATTGCTCATTAATGGGCTCTAGGAGCTGGGGGTCATGCTCTGACCTTTGGTATCCCCATGGTACTCTGGGGCCATTAGTCCTTTCGTATCGTTCAGTTGGGTTCAATTTCTGGGCTAGTGTCATCATCTTTTGCCGGTAAAATAAATACTCCAATTGGTTTGTCTGAAGAAACGTTTAGTTTTTCTACTTTAGAAAGACCAACTCTATCCAATACCTGTTGGGAAGCAGCTAGTTTTTCTCTATTACCTACGGCTGACGGGTCATCAATAACACCAACCATTGATAAAACGGCTTTAGGCGCGTTAGCAGCCATTTCTAATTCAGCACGTTCTATAATTTCTGTACGTAATGATTGTATTATAGCATACGGATTAGTACTTGTCGAGTACCCAGCTAAACGCATAGCTTTTGCGTAGCTGCCTTTGGCTTCGCCAAATAGGGCATCTAAAAAGTTATTTTGCAATTCTGTAAGTTGTTTAGGCACGAGGGTTCACCTTTTTTCCTGATTTAGTTCGCGCAAAAGAACGGTTTGCGCTACGAGATTTAACAGCTAGCCTTTTGTTATTCATAGGATTACCAGTAGTATGGTGTACATCTTTTCCATCACCTTTAGTAACCTTGCCCTTTTTAGCCATAATAGCTCTAGCCGCATTACGGGATGCCCGTCTTTTCTTTTGTTTCGGCTTTGCATGGTATTTATCATACTCAGCTCTATAATTACGTTTGGTCATCCGTTGCCCTCTGTTTAGTTATTTAGGTAAAATAGCCAATGCTAAAAATAAAAGACCTACGGCAGTGCCAATTACAATACTGATTAAAGCAGTTGTCTTTATATTTTCCATCATTTCATCTTGTGCTCGTTGGGCTTCTCGTCTAGCTTGAGCCGCAGCTTCTTTAGCTTCTTGTATGCGTTTAGCTCGTTCAGTTACAATGCTTTTCCATGTTCCGTGGCCGAAGCGCATATCAACCATAGTTGCAATTTCTTGCATTTTTTCTTGTGCTATTTTAGCATCAATCATTTCTTGGGCTACAGACTTAATACCGAACTGGTCTGCCATTCCCACGTTAGATTTTTTAGTACGTTGTTGTTGTACCTGTTTTTCACCTTCAAACAGGTTATCTATGTATCCTGCTATATCACCGATGTCATTAGCAGTTCCAATTGCAGATTTAATTCCATCTACGGCACTCTTTACAAGTGCAATACCTGCTAAGGTTTCAGCAATCATGTTGGTTGGTTCCTACTTGGGTTGTGGTCTACATACTGCAGTTATATTTAGTCTTTTACCATCACCCGCTGGAACTGCCTGTTGTCTGGACAACCTTTCAGCAAAGTATAGGCATCTATCCATGTCTACAAATTTTTGTGTTTGGTCTATTACATTGGCACCCAAGTACACGTACAATACAAATACAATCAATATTCCTGTACCCTATCTATTCGGGTCAAAAAATTCTTCACACGATGTAGTAATGACTAGCTTACTTGCTGTATCTGCTGTGCATTTAATAATGTCACCTGCGTGTAAATACAGTGGCCTGTCTACAGTAAATATAGACTCATATGAACCACCTGAAATAGGATGTGCAGTCAGTAAGTCATACTCCGTATTATCATCAGCATGGAATAAATGCAGACTCAAAGTCACGTTACCTGTGTGATTGTTACTTACAAACAAATTCTCTAAGTGTGAAGAAAAGTTTGCAGGTACCGTATACACAACAGTTTTGCTGGTAGTACCCAGCGTCACTACTTCTGTGCGAAACTTTGAACCGCCTGCAAGTATGGGCATTACTTATTCCAATCCAGCACATCCCTGTGCTTTTTCCAGAACCAATTACCAATACGTGTAAAAGGCTTACCAAGGTTAAGCAGGGCTATCGCGAAATAATAAACGAGTTTTTTCCTCATTTCTTTTTGGCCATCCCGCCACGCATCATCTTCTTAGCTACACCGCCGCGCATCATTTTTTTAGCTACACCGCCGCGCATCATTTTTTTAGAGGCCATTTTAGCCATGCCGCCGCCGCGCATCTTTTTAGTTGCGACACCGCCGCGCATTTTCTTGGAAGCCATTTTAGTTTTGCCCTTCATTGCGTAATTTCCTTCTCTCTATTACTAATGATTCAAACACATCCGTGGGGAAGTGCTTATAGTATCCAGACTTTTCCAGACTTAGTGCTGCATCGTCTAGGTTTGATAGCCTTTGTACAAATACCATGCAGTAGGTAAGGCTATTGTCTACTACACCGTCTTCAATTAAAAAATCTAAACCAGCTTTTTCAGCATCATAATCTGGATGGAAAACCATCAAATGCATATCTTTACCAGCCATGGACATGGCCTCGTTTACACCGTCGCACCAGCCATCCAAATAGTGCATATCAGGTAAATATTCGCTAGCCCATACAACTATATCGTAGTCATGCTGGTCAAAGTCGGCAACTTCTTTAGCTAGGCCGTCAATTCCGGTGTTTACACTGAATATAACTTTATCGTCTAGCCACGCTTGCTTTGCGTAGGGACACGGCGGTAGTCCATTAAGTTTCTCATTAGGTATTTCAAGAAATTCATGTGACCACTTTCGTATATCAGCTTCTATTCGGTGCATTAACCCTGCTTTATTTTATTATACGCTTCTGGGCTTGCGGCTTTTAGGGCTTTTAGGCCAGGATTATCTTGAACCATGCCACCTGCAGCATACATATGAACTTTTCCACCTGAAGTGCCACCAGAAACCATAGCAGTTTTATTTTTAGGTTTCTTCATCTTGGTAACTCCCTTTTTATTCTTTAGGTCACGTTCAGCTCTACCGCTTTTAATATATTCCGCTAAAGACATAGTATCTGAAGCTTTACCATCAAAAAAATTTTCTTTTATCTGTTGTTCTTTTGTTTTAGCCATGGTTATTTCCCCTTACCCACAGTTGGTAATTCCATAATATGTGGTGTTTTAATTTTAGTTCCACCACTTCTTTTAGAGGTTGTTTCCATACCCTGTGATTCTAGGTATTCTTGGAACGTTTTTCCTTGCAACATTTTTGGTAACTTAGCACCCGCCGCTTCAGCACGTTTAGCATACTTAAAAAGAGTAGAATCAATGGCTGTGTTTCCTGTAATTTTAGGTTTTACATATTTTTCATAATACTCTTTATGATAACGGGCGGGAGCAGATGCAGGATAGGGTTTAGGCAATCCTTCTGGTTGTTTCTCGGGTTCTTTTTCACGTTTAGTGGAAATTACAGACATATCCACTGATGTATAGCCGCTATTTTTACTAGCCATTTGAAAATTTTCCCTCTTCCATAGCCTTAGATAATTTAATCGCACGTGTGCCAACTTGTGTAGCCCAACGTGAATCCAGCATTTCTACAGCTGCGGTCGTATACTCACCGTCATAAATAGCCGCCCACATCCTTTTAAATTTACAAAGACGGGGCACGCCCATATTAAAAGCCATATCCATTACAACTAACTGGCGTACAGCATCTAATTCTTCGACACAGCTATGAGCTCGGCACAGCTCTGCTTCAACAATTTCAATATCATTAGTGGCTAGATAAACCGCATCTTCTTCAGTTATGCCATATTCATATACGTGACCAATGCTAGGAATATCTAAATCGTCTAGCTCTTCTTGTGTAATGCCACGGTCTTCCAGATTCCTGCCGATACCAATTGTATCAATTCCTAAAGAGTCTTTATATACGTTTAGTACGATACCTTCATGCTTTATCAGCTTTTCAATATAATGTGCTCTATCGTACTTCATTTAGTTTTACCCCAGTTAATTATTTCGTCTATGGTTCGCCCACAGCCGATACACTTATTTTTTTCTTCGTCTAGAACGCAAATTCCTACACAAGGACTTTTATTTTTTTCTAGGGACACTGCTTTCAACTGTATTGTCCCCCTTATGCTCGTGCCCCATCCAAATTCCAAAGACACCCGTCATAACGCCCATTACTACGCTTACGAAAGCTGACTGCGCTGCTGTAGGGTCAGGCAAGCCCATAAACCATTCAGCACACCGCCAAGACATAACTGTGCTGGCTAGCATCATAAATCGTGGAAGTATTTTCCATTTTAGGAAAGCTTCTACAGTCATTACTTACACAAATCCTCATACTTAGTCGTATGCTTTCTGTGCTCCGCCATGTCACCGCCGAATTCAACGGGTACAATTGAATTAAGAAATTTATTTAAAAGTTTTTTTATTAGTTTCATTTTTTCTTAGAACCCGGCCCATATAGTGCAGACCCCTGTCCAGCAGGAGTAGACCCGAATGCAGTGAGGAAGGCTCCCACACCTGGCATAGTCCTTAGCCCAATTTTTGCTGCTGTCTTAGCTATTGTTGGCGGTTTCAAACCTTTAATGATATCTTTTTCACGCTTAACTAATTCATTTTTTATTTTTCTATCTTTAGTCGATAAATCTTTTGAATTGATGTTCTGCAAATTCTGTAACCGCATTTTAGAAATTTCAGTTTTAGTTTGATTCGTTATTGTATTTGTTTTTGCACGTTTTGCTGTTCGCGTGGCCTGTCGTTGTTTTTCGCGGCGACGTTTATTCCGATTAGGCGTATCAGCATCGTAAGCGGCAAGGCCAGCGCCGGCAGCTACGGTGCCTACAGTAGCGGCACCTAGAACGTTTTTTGCACTGGTGCGAGGTTTGTTTCGGCCTTTATTTGCCATTATTTATTATCCTTTTTTACCAAAGAACTTTGTTGCCGAGCGGACTCCAAAGCTTGCAGCAACAATAACGCCCAAGCTGTACTGGTACCATTCAGGCATTTGCTCCAATTGTTGAAATCCGTTTGCAACTATTTCTTCCATTCCAGGCACAAAGGCCATAACTAGAGGTATACTAAATAAAACTGTAAGCCATTCATCTTTCCAAGAGTTAGAAGACCCCTTGGCCATTTCTAAGTCCCAGTCAATTTCACCGGTAGCTTTTTTCTGCATAACTATGGCTTCAGCTTGCGCTTTAGCTACTTTAGTCTGTGCTTTTGCTTTGGTTTGTTCAACCTGTCCTGACATCCATGTGCCAGCAATTTCTGCAATTGGTCCGATTAGTAAGTTTAACACTTCCACCTCTTCCGTGCTTGACGCAAACGACTATTAGGGTCTTTTGCTGCTTTAGGAAACTTCTTCATCTGTCCAGCAGACCGAGCACAAAACGATTTACGCCGCTTTGCATCCTTACTGCCCTTTTTAACTTTGCCTGTTACAGCGGTTTTTAGTTTACTGCCCGGATTAGCGCGTCTGTGCGCAGCCACACCCTTAGCAGTCATGCCAGCACCCGACTTAGTTGGGCGGTAGTTCGCGCCCTTACCTGTGGTAGTCTTACGAATAGGTACATCTTTTTTACGTGGTGGCACGGGATTTCTTCCTTTTTGCAGTGCTGCGCTTTCTGCCGGAGGCAGTTACAGACCATTTAACTTTAGCTGGTCCAGTTTTCTTAGCTGCTTCCTTCTTAGTTATGCGGCTGGCAACTTTAGCAGGTCTACAAGCTGGATATGGGCGGTTCTTCTTTTCAGAACCAGAACGACCACATTTTTTGCCTGTTTTTACATCCCGCCAATCTTCTTTAAACCATTTTGTCAGTCCGCCTTTAGGTTTAGCCAT